ACTTAGTAAATTTTTCCAACGAAGTTTGCGAAATAAAATCATTCAATAATTTCCGATGACAATGCTTCAAGATATAGTTCACGCATAACTGTCTTTAGTTTCTGCGGTTCAACTTGAATTGTTTGCTGATCAATATAATTTGACAAAATTGTAAGTGTATCTTGTGCTTGATCAACGGTATCTTCTTCATTATTTACCATTTCATTTAAGTCTTCTACAATAGTTACGTCAATAGGATTCATTTTATAAATTTCATCCATGAATGAATCAAACTTTTGTGGGTTTGTTTTTTGCACTACGACTACTTTTATATATTTGTTTGTCGTAGTGAAAAAATCTTCTGACATTTCTTTTGTGTCATCATATATTAACTTGTAGAATATACGATGCGGGTTCGGCACAAACTTGTACACTTTGCTATGTGTATCAAACACACCAAAGCCTTTTTGATCTTTGTAATCTGACCAAAACATTTCATATGGTGTGCCAATATATACAATTTTACCATCTGCTGATGCAGAACGCGAATGATAGTGCCCACTATAAACTTGATCATAATTTTTTAAAAATGTATCTTCATAACCTTCGTGACTTATTTGTCCGCGTTGCATAAAGTAACCAACAAGTTCAAAATGACCAATACAATATGGTGATGTACTTTTTAAAATAAACTCGCAAATCTCTTTTTCGTTTTCACTACACATCCACGGAATTATGTCAAACACGGCACCATCTAATTCAAGTGTGCCGTGCTTTGTCCATAGTGTGATGTTATTGTAGTCACGCAAAAGCAAGTCTGGAGAATTAATCTCTAAACTGTTGCGCCAGAAAATATCATGATTACCGATTAATGTATGAAGTTGAATTTTTTTCTTTTGACACTCATCAAAAAAATATCGTCTGCTTTCCGCTAAAGACAAAAAGTTGATATACTTTCTACGATCAAACAAATCACCAAGTTGAAGAATAGTATTAATGCCATGTTCTTCTAGATATGGAAAGAAAACCTCGCTATAAAACTTCTCATAGTATTCATGAAAGTGTCGTGCATCATTTCTTACGCCAAAGTGTGTATCTCCAAGTAGGGCAATTTTCATTTTTTATTGTTACTTCTCCAAAAATGATTACTTTTTTCGTTTTCATAAATTACTCGATTAATTATATCACGAATGGTTTTCAAATGCAAGAGAGAAGTTTCACGCAAATCATATGGTGATTTTTTATTTTGTGCAATTTTAATCCACTGTTCAAGTTGTACGGGAATTGGAGTTTGCATTTTTTACCTCTTTCATTTTTTTCTAGCATTTATTTTTTTACGCTTAGCGCTTTCAAAAGTTTCAATAAAATCACGAATAAAACATTCACTATAAGTTTCATGCATCATACCTTGCATATACGAAGCAACAATATCTTCTCCGGTGTTTTCAATTAATGCATTCGTAATTTCATTTTCCATACTTTTATATTTAATGTACATGTGTTTTTTTTCTTTTTGAATTCTTCGCAAAAAAGCATAATAAATGATTTGTGTAAAATATGCAAATGGATTCTTTGATTTTTCCGAATCAAAGTTATCAATATAGAGCAGACAATTTTCTACACCATCGGAAATCATATCTTCTTTAAAGGTATAGTTCGCAAAATTTGGTTTTCTTGCTAAATGTGTGGCAATTTTAAAAAAACAAGAACCAATGTAGTCTGGGATTTTTGGTCGTTCCATTTTATTTTTTGCCGCAAGTTTTACAGAATTTTTGTACAAAATCATTTGCTGAAGAAATTGTTCATTGTTTACATAATGATTTTTCATATTTACCTTTCATTCTATTGACAATCTATTGACAAACATGTAAAATTACAGTGTTGCCTTTCAATGCATAGTACTAAGCTTAATTTTTCTAAGTAAGTCTTGCATTATATCATTTGATTCTATGATTTCATCACTTTGTTCTTTCTCAGGTTTATCTGTTTGTTCTAGTACTTCATGATAATTTTTTATCATCATTTGATTTGGTTCCGCACACGCTACAATTGAATTTTTGTATACTCGTATTGGTAATGCATAATCAATTGTAGGATCCCAATTTGTAATTGACATATTCATTTGAGATAATTCAGGACGAATCATAATGAGAATTTTTAATGGTTTATTTACGTCAATATATGAAACAGTCTCTTTGATAATATTACCGATGATTGTCTCTCCGTTTGAGAGTTTTAGCACTTTGCAAATTGTTATATTGGGCGGTATACTTCGTTCTTCTTGCATAGTCAGCCTTTTAGATTAATTGAGTATATTTTATATTCAAATTTTTCTTCATTGTATATTTTTATTCTTTCTATAAAATGATTGAGGGCGAAATTCTTTCTACTCTTATAAGTTAAATCGTCTGCTATATCAAATAGTGTTGCATTTTCCTTGTTTTCAGCAAGTCTGAGTACACGTCCTATTGACTGTAATGTACGAATTTTGCTTTTGCTGGGAGATGCAAAAACAATGTTGTGTAAATTCTTTATATTTATACCCGTCGAGAATGTTCCGTATGATGCAACAATGATAGCATTTGATTCTTTTTCAGTAATTTCTCTGACAGTTTCGCGTTCTTCTGCTTCTACTGTACCATGTACATAAAAAACTTTTCTATTTTCCACTTTATCAGCAATCATGCGATAAAGCACATTACCATGTTTATGTACAAATTGAAACAATACAAGTGTATTACCTTTTAAAGAAATAGTCAAGTTTATAATAAATTTGTTCCGCATTTCGGACGAAATAAGATAGTTTATTTCTTCTTGATATTTTGCTTTTTTATTTGCTTCACATGAAACTTTATTGTGTTTAAGTATTAAAGCTTTGATTTTAAAGTCTGCAAGTTTTTTTGTATCAATTAATTCTTTGGTTGTTGTTACATTTTTTACTCGACCAAATAATCCTTCAAGTACCAATCGATGTGTTTGTGTACCATCAAGTGTACCTGTCAATCCAAAGCGATAACCGCATTCGGTAAGATTTGTCATAATCTTGGTAAGTGATTGCGCTTTAAATAGATGTGCTTCATCACCAATGACTAAATCAAATTGTGCAAACCACTCTTTTGGCATTTTATAGATACTCTGCCAAGTTGATACAATGATTGGTTTATTTGATACTTTATCTGCACCGAAGGTAATTTTATGTATGTACGTTTCGCTATCAAATCCATAATCTTTAAAGTCTTTAAACATTTGCGATACAAGTGAAATAGTAGGCACAATGATAAGTGTTTTACCTTTGAGGTATCTCGTAATGAGATATATAATGAGAGATTTGCCCGATGCGGTTGGAGAAACTAAAAGCCCCCTTCTATTTCGAATTGCATAGATAAATGCTTTTTTTTGATAGTTTCTTATTTCATATGGTAGTTCAAATTTAGCAATAAACTCATCTGCTTCATTCTCTGAAAATTCATCTGCAAGATCAACTGATGCATCATACTTTATGGTGTAGCCACGTTCATGACAAAAAATTTCTATATACGGTAACAAACCATAATAAATGTTATTGTTTTGTATATTAAACAGGCGAATCTTTCCGTCCCAGATTTTATTTCTAAATGCAGGCATAAATTTATATCCGGGGACATAGAATGTGAAGTATTCGCTAAGCTCCATTGCTTCGCCATGTTCACAATGTATCTTAGCATATACTTCGTTTATTTTAGAGATTGTAATTGAATTATATGACACCTTGAGTAAACTTCCTCCAATCAATTGCATTTTTTATTTGAAAGTTTCTTTGATTGAGATTCTTGATCACCTCTTCAAGAAAATCTAGTTTTTCTTTTTGCATAATAATTCTCATATTCTTTTCAATGATTTGCTTATCAGAATCAATGTATATATCAATTTCATTTTTCATTAGACGTTTTGTAAAAGGTTCCCAACCAAGTTGTTGAAGTTCCTCTTCGGATATACGCCCATTATAATATTCATATTTTTGCAAAAACAATTCTTTAGATTGAAATTCTAAACCTTTGAGTTTGCGTCTTTCTTCAAAATAAATTTTAAGATACTTACTATGCAATTCAGGAATTTTGAGCGAAGCAATGGCCAACTCTGTAGAATCTATTGGCGAATCTTTTCTCCACTCTTCCATTAATTGATTTAAAGTCATTACTTTTCTCTATATAAATTCAATTAAACATTATAATATCACAAAAAAAAATAAATGTCAAATAGATGTTACGTTGTAATGACTGTATAAAAAAGAAATTGTTGAGGTAAGAAACTCTTGTCCTTCTGTGCTAGATAATGTCACACCACTAAGACTATTGGGAAACATATCATAAAAAATGAACTTTATGCGAGGATTGTTTGCGTTTGATTTAATGAGTAATGACGCATCAGATGTAATGCTATTGCGTCTGCCCGGTATTTGAGTAAGATTACCAATTTTATTTTTTGATTCTGGATTACCTAAATTATACATCCATTCATATATTTCGCGCCATGATTTCATTTCTTCATCCATAATGAAAGTAAGTTGTAATTCTGTATATTGTAAAGTATTATTAGGAATTGGTAAATTTACAAATGGTGTTGAAACCAATGTACCACTTAATGTTACGTCTGGTATTACAATTGATTGAACGAAAAATGTAACGTGTGGTAGTCTTTCAATCACAAATTCGTATTTGTTATTTGAAAGAAAACTTTTGTTAATCGGAAATTGATTATATGTTGCCATATTTATTCCTTATTGTCGTCATGTATTTATAAGATAAAAAAAGGGGCCCAAAGGCCCCTTTCTAACTCCGATCTTTGTCGGTTCAGTTAATTACATTAAGTTAGTAATTGCAAATCTACGATAATAGATATTTTTATTGGCAAAAGAAATCACACCATCCGCTGCTGATGTTGCAAAGGGATTTGCAACCATGCCGTAGCGAGTTTTGAACCCGATGCGTGGTTGAAATGAATCCTGACCAACTGCACGAACCATTTGTAGAGGAACATATGGGCAATAGAACAAGCCAGCATCAAATGCTGAAGTACCCTTGTAGCCGATTGTTGCGTAGTGAACGCCCGAGGATGCAGCAAAGTACGGATCAATATAAACTTTAATACGACCGTTTAGAACACCTGCAAAAGTATTACCTGTGTCATCAACTTGTAGATTGTTTGTCAATGCTGGAGTATAATCTAAAACACCTGCCATTTGAAGTGCTGATGCAACGTCTGAAGAACAAATCATCACATTGCCCTTTCCACGGCGAGTTGCTTTAGCAATTGCATTCGACTCACGTTCCAATTGAAACATCAAGCCTTTGAATTTTTCGACCGACCAACGACCATTTGCGTCAACGTCAAGATCAAAAGTGCCAGCAGTTGCTACATTTTCTTGAGCACCTACCGTTGCGGAAATATTTACTTGACGAACTACTTCGCGATTAATTTCTGCAAGAATTTCAGTTGAAAGAATGTTTGCAAGTTCTTGTTCTGCATCAAGCCCATGAACTGCTCTTAGGTCTTGTGCAAGCTCCATTGAGTACTCTGCTTTTAGCGCACGGCTCTTTGCAACAACAGAAATTTTTTCAATGCTAAATGCCATCTCGTTAAAGTCTGCGTTTGCACCACTACCGCCAAGCCCTTCAGCGGTTGCAGTTGACATACCAGTTTTAACTGTGTAATTTGTTGCATTTGCAAGTGCTGGTGTTGCGCCTGTTTGATCGCCCACATCACCAGAGAACCCGGTATTTGCTTCGTTGAACAGTGCTTCAGTGCCGCCTTGTGTACTGAAACGCGAACGCATTGCAAAAATCAAACCTGTTGGACCCGTCATCGGTTGAACACCACAAATATCGTATGCAATTAGATTAGGAGCTGCTCTACGGACAAGACTAATGAGAACAGGATCGTAAAGATCGATTGCGCCATCGCCTGCTGTAGATGAAGATGAATTCATTGCATTTGTAGGTTGATCTTCTAAAAGAAGACTTGTAGGATTACGATAGCCCGCTGAAGAATTTGTGCGAGAATCGTGTTCTTGGTTCTCAAGAAGTTGTGCTACAACTACGCGTCTGTGGGAATCCTTGATCTGTGGAAGCTCTGGATGATCAAGAACTGGTGCCCATTTTCTAAGTAATGCGTCTGACATATTTTTCTCCTTTGAATATTTGATAAACTCTGATGTTATTTATAATTTTTTATTTTTTCACAATTTTAGAAATGTTCTTGACATAGTGTTCCATAATAGGGCTAAAAGATTCTTCTAAGTTAAAATCAGCAGAGTCTAAGTCTTTTTTCAATTCAGAAACAGTTGTTTTTTCATTTTCTTTAGATTCAAAGTACTTTCTTTTTGTGAGAATAAGTTTATTTTTATAATCTTGTTCATTGATAAATTCAATGTTTTCTGCAAGAGACTTTAATTTCCCAATTTGAATATCAGACAATCCTTCCGCTACAGTATGAATAGCTTGTTCTTTCTTATAAAAATTTAATTCACTAATTAAATCTGCATTTTCAGTAATTTTTTTATCTAAGTCAATTTCTGCGTTTTGTAGTTTTTTTGCCATTTCGTCAATTAAATTAACCTTATCTTCGGGAATGTCAATGTAGTTTTCAACAAATAGATTTTTTAAACCTACCATAAAGTCTTCAGCAACTTCTGCTTTTAAATTCTTTTCAATGTCAATTTTGTTTTCTTCAACCCACTCGGTGACAACATATTCTAAATATTCGTCAACTTTATCAACGATACCTGAAACAATTTCGTTTACTTGTTCATTTAGTTTATTATCGAATTGTTCTTGAAGGTCTGTTTCAATTTCTGAAACACGAGATGTTACAGCCGCTTCGAAAATTGCTTTAACGTTTGTTTTGAATTCTTCAGAAAGTTCTTCACCAGAAAAAATAGCATCAATGTCTTCTTTCATTTTTGTATATTTTTTTTCTTTTACTTCCTTATCGTCTTTATCATCGTCTTCAGTATCATCTTTTTCTTTTTCGCCTTTTTTGCCTTTTTTATCGATATAGGCTTTAAGAGCGGCAGGCATCTCACCTTCTTCTAAGTTTTTATTTTCAAGGTCTTCATCCTTGTTTTTTACTTGTTTTGTCATGATGCTTTCTCCTCTTAAGTATTTGGGTTTTGTTAGTATATATTTATAATATTTTTATAGTTTATTGATGAAATTTTCAAAAACTTTAAGTTTGACTTTTTCTAAATTTTTCAAACTAGTCTTTTTGATCACTGTTTTTGCTTCTTCAATATTTTGTTCTACCCAACGATTATTTACAAATACCCATTCTTTGTTTTCCATAATTCCATGAACAAATGCATTTGATGCTGATGGATCTGCTACAATATCCGCAGCAGTTGCAAGATAAAAATCGTCTTGCACTACATTGTAACCTTCTTTTGTTTGTGTAAGAGAACCAAGTCCTCTTGTAGATACTCCGAGCAATGCACCTTCGTCGATAAGATTTTTTACAATATTGCCATACGGTGTGTTTATAATCTTTGCCTTACCAATAAAATTATTACCATCTTGACGTAATTCTTTAATCATATGTGATACACGCTCTAGATTGATTGTAGGACCTTCTGGATGCCCCAATTCACCATATGCACGATTTTTATTTACATATTCATTCATGTAACGTGTTGCTTCGCGTTGTAACACTTTAATCGGATAAATTCTTTTATTTCGATTTGGTTCTTCAGCCATCATAAAGATACCTTCAATGAAAAGTTCTTTTTTACCCGATTCTGTTGTTTCAGTAATAAAATTTATTTCTTCATGAATTTCAGAAATTAGTTTCATGGAGATTCTCCATCATCTGTTGTTTCTCTGCTTGTAAAGCCTGCAGTCTTCTTACCTTCAACAATGATGGTATAACTTGAACCATTTGTAAATCCTAGTGTTGATAAATAAATGTCACCATTTGTGTTTGCGTTGCTGTTTACAAGAGGTGCAGTAAGATTTGTAGCAAGATCGATTGTGCCTGAACCTGTTAAAACTACAATTGTGTTTGGTGAGTTATCACCGGACCACATAAGTTTTACTTTTGAATTTGCACCCGCAATTGACCAAGCAAGTTTATTAATGTTTACTCTTTGATTGGTAAGTGCATTGTTTGATACAGCAGTTAAACCTGATACATCAATCTTAAGAACATTTGTTTCTCCTGTACCATCGGATTCATTTGTAAACTTGTAAGCCCACGCGGCCGCATGATCTTTTAATTTTTGTGAAGTTATCGTGTCGGCCATTTAACTACTCCTCGATTAATGAGAGAGCGAACTCAAGAATTTTGTCTGTGTCTTTTTCAAAATTTTTCAAAAATATTTTTTGATTTTCTTCATTGAGCGAGTCATAAAGTGCAATTAAAGCATTTTGATTTTTTTCTTCTTTTATTTTTGCTTTGATTGTAGCATATGCTTTTTCTGC